ACGATCAAATTTTCGACTCTATCTTCAAAATTATTAATGGCAATTTCAATTTGATCGTGAATCACTGATGCAGTACCAAAGTCAACGAATTCAAATAAACTTCTTCTTACATCAGAACCCAACAAAGAGTTGAAAAATCTCTCTGTTGGGATAGTTTCGACTATATTTCTTACGGAACGACGAATTGCGTTCTCATTTTTTAGAATCGGAAGGTCTTTTGTCACAGGATGGGGCTCAAAAGATAAACTAATGTCCTTGAATGACCGTGATATCCTCTGAATTGCCATTGTTAAAGAGTTTTCTTAATTATATTTATACTCTATTCTTGAAGATTCTTCTGTCCCTTCTTCAAATCATCATGCATGATCTCTTGAATTACTCTTTCTTCCGGATCATTCGTTTTTTTAGGTAATGACCAGTAATCTGTGGTTAAACTTGTTGTTCCCCACACTTCTTTCATGTAACTTGCACTTCTATCAACCGGTGAATTGCCCATTTTGCTCCTGATTAGTAAAATCAGAACTTTTTAAGGGGTTACTATCCCTATTTTTTATTTATTTTTCACCCACTTTGGAATTGATACATCGAGGATTACATGGATTTGATCCACAATTGTCACATAATTTACGTTCCTGTGCAGTCTTCCAGAAATATTCGTTCTCACGTCCCATTCCAAGTCGTTCAAATCCATTTTCAACCTGATAATATTGAGTTGAAACCTTAAAATCAGGCATTTTTGGTTCGACAGGTGTCAAACTATTATCAAAAATACGTAATCTATTGTTTGGATACAGTGCATACTGCCCATTCTCAAGTTCAATCAGGTTATGAGACTTATGTTCGGCAGGATTTTCACTGGTTGCCCAATCAACATAGTCCGGATCATGATGATAGTTGTCAATAGTGCATACATAGGTGCCTTTTACATTACCATAGTCCCGTGTATAGCATTCAAAGTCCATTGATCCTATGAATTTCTTATCTACTGAGACGACCCCGTAGTCCATGCAATTCCAAAACTGTAGGTTCGGTAGGTTCATGTCCGGACTTGGGGTCTCAGGGTCTGCTACAAAGGCACTGATAGGCAATTTATCATACATTGCCGCATATTCTGGTAGATAGGTCTCAAAATAAAAAGCACGTCCAGGAATCGATTTAACAGATACCCAAACGCCCTTTACAAATTCACCGTGTCCACTTTGATGGTCCGTTAGATATTCCTTACGAACCCATACTTCTTGTGATGGAAGATTTGCAATCAAACAACTCATTTTCTCTTCTTAGGTTTGGAACATTTTTTAGGAGTTAAAACGTTTTTACAACGTTTATCGGGTTTTGATTTGCCATTCTTATGTATCCAACGTGCCATTAACCCCGTCCTTGTCCACGATACATCTTACGTTTTCCATTACGAGAAGTCGCGGCATACTTCGTGTGCTTCCCACTTCCCTGACGAGTTTTTTTCGGCTTCCCTTCCACAAAACCATCACCCCTCAATCCAACCTTTGAACGTACTGCCATAATAACTCCTTAAATTCTAATACTCTTTGTTTCTAAATCTTGAGGTCTTGGAGAACCTTTCTGATAATACTCTATCGAAAGATCCTCCATCTTATCAAAATACTCCTCCTCCGTCAAGTTCTTATACAAAACTTTCCCTTTATGGAGAATTGTATATTCTGTCAGCCCCATCAGATGACTCTTGTCTTCTCGTGTCCAACTCTGATACGTGGATCACACCATATCTTAAATCCTGCTTCGATAGCATCGAGACAGAATGATACATCCTCTCCACACATATCCTGTACCTCTCCACTCTCAAAGACTTGCATCTTCGGTGCAAACCATGGATACTTAATACCTTCGTCCTCAAATACTCCGTGCTTAATTAGTAACCATCCAAATCCTGCATAATCTACAGTGAACGGTTTCTTACGTTTTGCAATACTCTCAAGATTTTCATGATTCATTACTCCACCACCCTTACGGAAGTCTTCCTCATCTAACCAATGTGCAACACTTGTGGTTCGACCGTCTTCAGTACAATACCATCCACTTGCAATATCTTGATCCATTAAAACCAATTGCCAAAACTTCTCTGAGTTAAACACAATATCACTATCAATCCATAACTGCCAATCATACTGTAACTTACCGTCCCATGGAATTTGATCCGGTCCTCTCAATACATTCGCACCTAAACATTTGCATCTTGCAAAGTTTACCATTGATGAATAATCCTGAGAAATCTGGATGCTGGCACCTGCCTGCACTAAATCAAAACAAAGTTGTACAAAGTTTTTGAGATACGTATAAGATACTCCTCTACCAGGTAAACAAAAGACAATGGACTTGCCTTTTACCATTTCCTTTGCTTTCGCATAGTCCCATTCAGGGGCACTCTCAGTTGCTTTGGGTGTCTTTGCTTTTACTGTAAATCCTTTAGCCATAACTTTAAATGAACTACTTCACTATCATAACACTCTATCTATACGTCGTCAAGACTTTTCGAGATCCTTGATAATAATACAATCATTCTCTACCTCGATGTTTACTTCTGTTCCCTCATACCATCCCTTCTCATCACATATCCATTCAGGTATGTTAATAATATATTCCCCACTTACTGGGTCGATCTCTACGGTCGTAAAATTTTCCTGCGGATTTTTTTGCATATCTTTGAACCTTGTGCCTTGTTTTTATATATGAAAATTTTTTTATATGGAGGTCTTGGAAATTCTTGGTGGGTCTTGGTGAATCCTTTGAGGTTTATATTTAGAGGTCGATCTGGGTCGTTTATAGCCTCCAGGGACCCATTGGTTTTATATACGGCACCCCATAATACCCCGTTAACTGTCAATCACGAACGAACGGCACTGTTACTTAGGGGGGTGGATTGCCCCCCTTAAGTGTTAGATAAGATCCGACACTATCTCATCCCCTGCCAGTGTAAAAGGATCCCCGTCAATATACTCTACGGGTTCGAAAGATGGACATACTGCCCAATTCTCAGTTTCAATAAAGTGGTTTAGTGCAAACTGAGAGAATAATTTAGCACCTAGATTAGTGTTAAATTGTCCGAATGCATAATGTCTTTTTTCGACCCATTTTTCTGGGGTGGTAATAACAACCTCACAAAATAAGATCCCCAATTGTCTCCCCTCACCAACACGGAATGACACTGCAAAGTGATAATCACCTACGGCATCAAAGTGTATAAAATCCGTGTAGATTCCACCGATTTCAGTATCATCGGGAGAAAATTGTGAATAACACTCCCATTGCAGAGTGTACTTTGAAAGTTGACGGGTGATAGACATGGGTAAAAGGTTAAAGAATAGGAGGGGGATTGCTCCCCCTTAAGTGTTAATCAAGCAGGGATTTCTGAACCCCACCAGTTCTCACCATCGTAGGCAGATTGCCAAGTTTCATAGAAACTATCCCATGCACCTTCGTTGTCAACAAAGTCGATCATAAGTTGATCACAAACCCAGTCGTAGGCAGAATCGCAATCTGCTTGTGTGTCTGCCACGAAAGCAAACAATTGACTCATAATGTCGTCCCATGTTGCTTCCATTTCTGGGGAGTTGGGGAAAATTGTCATGTGGTGCTCCGGTGTGGTTCCTTTTAATTGTAGCAACTGGGGACGGGTAACCGTGGCAGGTCACCCGATATTTCATAATTGTTCACAATCCGTTGAGATAGTCTGCAAGTGCCTCATCGTATTCTGACTTGGTGTCAAAGGTGCGACCATGGATGACGCAAGGGAACGTCTTCTCCTGACCTGCTGCTGCGACCATCTCACAGTCTTGTCGATCGTATCCCATCTCAACAAGGGTGTTGATGTATGGGTTGTTGCTTAATGTTGTCATGTGGTGCTCCGGTGTGGTTCTTTTTAATTGTAGCAAGTTTGGAGAGCATTGCTACCCTCCAAACCTTAAGAGAATCAGGATCTTACCCAACGGGAAAGAATCTCTCTCTTGCGAAGTGGGAGGGCCCTCTTGTAGGAAACGATCCTACGGTTGCCGATCTTATATTCGTATCGGATGACTAACCCTTGCGATGCCATCTCCTTAAGGGTTAGTGAGACGGTGGTCCGTGCTTCCTTGGGCATCCCTAGGGATCGGTTAACCTCAGATGGTCCCAAACCGTGATGTGACTTATTAGAGTCCATAGGGAGCACGGATAGCAATGCCCACTTGTAAGTGTTGCCGAATGCTGTGCGTGTGGTGAGAGAATTAAACATGTTGTTCCGGTGTGGTTCTTTTTAATTGTAGCAACTGAGATCAGGCAACCGTGGCAGGTCACCCGACTTGTAACACTTTGAAATAATGTTACATAATGCTCGATTGCCAGATCTCAGCATCACTCTTCAATAGTTTCGTTGTCTTATCTGAAACATAGAGATTCTCCAGATAAGATTTAATGTGCCTAGTTGTGGTGTTAGAATAACTTTCCGAAACATACCAATACCCATTTTCTATGTCACTATTTGCATCGCAGTCATAACCTGCGACTAATGTTTCATACGAAAATAGATACTCTCTCCCTTGATTGTCTGTAACCAAAGTAAGATTTGATTTGAGTTGCTTGAGTTTCATGGTTTGGGTGTCGGTTGTTTTGACTTTGTTAGTCTAAAGGATCGGATCGGGCAACCGTGGTAGGTCACCCGACTTGTAACACTTTGAAATAATGTTACATATCAGGAAAGATAAGTTCCTACGATGATATTGCCATCAAAACAATTTTTAACTACAACCCCACTAAAATAGGAGTCGGAGGAGTATCCATCCCACTTATTCCCAAAGGGAGAGTTATTGTCAATTCTCATAAATTCACCGATATCATACCAAACTCCCCGATACTTAAAAAATTCTCTTTCGTCGAATTCGTCCTCACTAAGATAATCAAACTCTCTCCGGAGTTGGTGATATAAACTCCCAGAATTAAGTCCTCCGAATCCATCTAACCATTGCCCCATAGTCAATTCTCTTGGGGTCCAATTCGTCTTGATTGTGAGTGTCATGTGGTGTTCCGGTGTGGTGGTTTGAACTGAGGTCATAATGCCCCAGATTTTGGCAAAAAGCAACCCCCTGCAACCAGTTGTCAAAGTGGCACAGCCCACGGCATTGGCACCCCTGACGTGCTAGGATGGAGGTAGAATCTATTTTTGGGGGTGGACAGTTGAGAAAGTGTCCACTCGACTGCATAATCCCATAAAAGCATGATACAATAAAAAAGACCTGGGCACCACCCCAAGTCTCAGAGAACCAACACACTAAACCTAAAATTATAAGTCTCAGTGCTCGCAGAGTGACTTTACTTATAGATGGGGCAAACTCCTTCCCCTTATGTGATCAGTGTAGCATCCAATGGGGGTCGTTGTCAACCATAACCCAAAAATGATTTTTCCTGTTTGAAGATGTCAGGAACATCATACCATCACGCACTTGCTCTATTATGCATGTGTGATTCTCGTCCATTAGGTTAGAGAATCTGTTCTTTGCCTTTCTCGTGATGGGTGAAACATTGATTGTGTTCATGTGTGTCTCGTCGAGATCTGATGTGTTTATTATAATGTGTGTCAGATATCTCGACGAGATCAGAGTGCCAGTGTGAGAACTGGCACATCTCGACTAGACTTCTAGACTAGATCAGGCAGCAATCTTCAGAAGTGCTTCGGACTTGATGCTGTTGTTCACGAAACGACCAACAGAACCCTGCTCACTCATCACACTGTTAAGGGCAGTGACGAAAGCAGTGACATCGTTGACAGTGTAGTCGTATGAACGACCACTAGTAAAGGTGACGGTGGCAGTGTTGTCTGCAAGTGCGATTGCTTCGATTGCGGATGAACCAGTGATTGCGAAATTCATGATGAAAAAAAGTAAGTTGAATGTGATGTGTTTTGAGTGGGATGCATCACCCCCACTTGTTGAACTTATTCTATCAGTAGTGGTGGTAACTTGCCTTGCTGTTAGGGTCAGTATACCAACTGTCATCTTCCCGATTGATCAAAAGATCTTCGATGACTTGAGCAACATCAGGGGTAACCTCAATGCCTTGTGCTTCGCAGTAATCATAGCACATTTCAAAGTCAGGGTTCATCTCTTCAACAAAAGAAGAGAGAGTTTCAAATGCTTCCATGGTGCAAGTGGTGGTGGTCATGGTTGGTGTCCTGCTGATGTGATTAGTATAGGATGGGGTTGATGCTGTGTCAACCCCGTTGTGACACTTAGGCAACTGTCACACCATTTCCTGCTGATATAACATTAGATTCTCTTCTGTAACCACATCCACACAGTCTTGAATCACCTCATAGATGTAATCAATGTTGCCAACATCATCGAAGATACGTGCAATCAATGCAGGATCTTCTACATTATTAACATAATCAAGGTTGCCATCTTCGTCCTTCAAATGACAATCGTTCTTGGTATAAATCCAAGCAGCACATTCTGCATCTTCTCCCTGTTCTTTGATCATACTATTCACACGGTCCGCAAGTTGCTTGAGAGTGTAGTTCATGAGTTTATGTTAGTTGTGGAGTGGAGTGAGTGAGTATCATTTAGTGGGGAAGTTCTTGCAAACTGCATCACATAGCACAGATGTTAAAGCATCCTTTGCCTCGTCAAAATTACTCAACTCACCCATATCATCACACTCATTAATCTGTGCCTGGAAATACTCATCAACGATGCGA